CTGCGTAGCAGTAGCAGCCTATAGTTATAACATTAAGTGTTTTAACTCTTTAAATAAGTAATACATATAAGTAAAGTAGTAACATATAAGAGTTATAACTATTCTTTTAGTGATGTAAATAAGTCGCTGGACATAGGAAAAGTTTTAACACTAGTAAAGTTGCAAATATGCAAATATAACTATTGCAAAGTTGCAAATAACCTGTTACTCTTTTATTTGTAACACACTTACTCCTGTATAACTATAATAAGTGTTACTAACTGGTACGTGTAGCATTTATAGTGTAGCACCCTCCCTCGTTTCCTCTCTCTAATACCTGTATTTGCGACACGTACCACATTTTCCTTTATAAATGTGTTGACAATGAATAATAACCGAATACAACTATATGCATCAGATGATGTAATTGAAGAGTTTTACCGTGCTTTAGCTACTGGTGATTCTAATACAATTAACCGTGTACATATTCCCAAGAGTGATGTCTTTTATGTAAGAGCAGCTATAGAAGCTGACACAGGTGTGAGATACACATTGGATCACGTAGAGAGAGCTATGTACCTTGAAGGTATGCTTGATCGTAGAGATGTACTAGATCCTGACAGAGAACGTGATGGCGTTGGTTAAGTTTATACCCGTTGTGCTACTGTTAGGTTGTAACACTATAACCTATACCGCATCGTGCAGACCAGGTGATGCTGTATGTCAGAGAAACCAGAATGCACAAACGCTTGCTATCATCGGCCATACTGAAGCGGCTACACAGCTTATGTGTGAGGATAGCGATATTCGTGATACTCTTGGTGAGTCCTGCGCTGGGCGGTGATGTAACGGGTGACTTCTCTACGTCTAACGAGAATAGTGTTGTAGACAGTAACAATACAGATGAGACTGTTACGAATAACTACAATGCTACGGGTGCAGGTAGTCCAGCGCCAGTTATGTCTGCTATAGCTCCTACAGTAATGGGTGGTGGTGGTAACGATAGTTGCCTTATCTCACGTCAGGCTGGTATACAGGTAACTCTCTTTGGTTTGAGTGCTGGTACAACGGTACAAGACGAGCATTGTAATAGACGTAAGAATGCTAGGCTGTTAGGACTTCCACAGGCAGTAGGTGGCTTAGGGTTACAGGTGTCAGCTATATCTGTATTATGCCAAGACCCTACAGTGTTTCGTAGCATGATGTTAGCTAACACACCTTGCCCTATAGCGGATACTAGTAACGGTAAGCTTCTGATGGGTAAGAAAGCAATAGATAAATACAGGGAGAATCCAGAGCAGTACATAGTAGGGTACGAACTGGACAGGGATTTTTGGGATACCTTGCTAAAGGTAGAAGAGGAAACAGATGAAGTTACAGCAGCTATTAAAGACGACGGCCCTAAGCTCAGCCTTAGTGATCGCTTCAGGAGCAGCAAACGCAGATCTAGCGACTGAGTTGTCTGGACAAGAGAAGATTGACTACCTTATCCAAAGCTTGGACGCTATCAAGACACGCTTAACAGATGGTTCAGTACTTACTGTAGGTGCTGTAGGCTATGCTCAGATTGGTGGTGTCATTAATGATGATGCCCTATCTGATGGTATTATCTCTAGCCAAGAACTAGGTGACTACCTACAAGCTAAAGACCTTGTGCTTACACATGACTACGCTATTGCTTCAACAGCAGAGCAGATGTTTATGCAAGAGTACGCAGCCAACATGAATAGCTTGTCTGCTGCTGTAGATAGCCTAACTGCTGCTACATCTACTATTATGACTGCTGTAGAGGTAATGGAGATAGCTGCCCTAGCTGATACTAAGCCTGAGCAGGTAGCCCTACAGGGTATGCTAGAGACTGATGCATATAGCATTGACGCAACAGAGGTATCAGCTTATAATGATTCTGTAGCTGCTGTAGAGGGTTATGCTCAACAAGCTGGTGCTTTCATGGCTGCTGCTAATAACAACGAACTGACTGCTACGGTAGACAACTATGCAGCACAAGGTAACTTCATGGTAGGTAGCTACACAGCTATTACGTACACACAGAGCATTGACGAGTTTGTAATCACTTGGTCTGACTCTGGTTTTGGTACAGGCTTTCAGGGTTACCTTACACCTGACATGAAGACTGCAGAAGATGTCTATGCAGCAGGTGAATACATTAACACATACGGTGGATACCCCACACAGTAATAGGATAATAAGATGCCAGATGAATACGAAGTAAAATATACAATACGTGTACCTAAAAGTCGTAATCCACAGACTGGTGCAGTAAAGTATCAAAGCTCTGGTTATGCCAATACTTCTCTAAAGATAAAAGCATCTAGCCCAGAAGAAGCTAAGAAGCTTGCTGCAAAGCATCAATCTGTAACAAAAGCTAAAACACAGGCTGCAAAGGGTTTGGACTACGATATGCCAAAACCCCGTGTTCAAATGTCAGTATCAAAGCTTTCTGGTAAAGGCGGTGGCGGTGGTGGTATCCTAACACCAAATGGCAACAGTTCAGGCTTGCAAGGTCTACCTAAAGGTATGACACGTAAGATGAACAAAGGCGGCATGGCTAAGAAGAAAAAGTGAGCATGGAATTTAGCATAGGTGGCTTTAACGTCAAAGGGTGGATGGTTGCAGTAGGTGTACCCGTCCTCTCTAGTATATCTGGCGGTATCTACTTTGGCTATGATACCCTGAACCGTTTCTTTGATGCAGAGGCTGGCGTAGAAGAGGCTCTAGGGGGTGTAGAGGACTTGGATGGTAGGGTAGGTGCTATGGACAAAAGGGTCACCTCTGTGGAGACTACAGCCCAGCGCACACTAGCCGAGACAGAAGCAGCCCTTATTGTACGTATCCAGACGTTAGAACAAGCTATTGCTGATAACGATGTACGTGGGTTGAACCAGAAGCTGGCACAGCTAAGCACTAACATGACACAGATTCTTGAGCAGCAGAAGGTACTACTGGACCTACGCAGCCAAGTTGATAAAGCTACCACTATTACAAGTGGACTAGGTGATACACTAGATACGTTAAAGACTGAGATTGACGATATCTGGAAAGCATATGATGAACTAGTGGATAACCCCCTATGACAAAACAATTACAAGAAGGTAGCATTTGGGCAGAAGCTGACGCAGACGGTGACGGTGTAGTTACGGATGCTGAGATAGAACTTTTTGAGCGTCGTGTACGCTTCGAGAACGAGGACAAGAAAGAAGATGCTCAAAGAAATATGGCTTGGTTTGCTCTCTTTGGTATGCTTCTTTATCCTTTTGCTGTTGTTATATCTGCTGGCTTTGGTATTGAAACCGCTTCAGCTACCCTTGGAGACATGGCTCCTACCTACTTTGTATCTGTGGCTGCTATCGTGGCGGCATTCTACGGCGGTCAAGCCTACTCGAAAGGTAAAAAATAATGCCATATCAGACGAACGGAAAGCGGGACTACAAAAAGCAGAACGCAAAGTACGACTCTCGCCCCTCTGTAAAGAAGGACCGTGCTTCCCGAAATGCTGCACGTAAAGCTATGGAAGATTCTGGTAAGGTACGTAAGGGTGATGGTAAAGACGTAGACCATAAAGATGGTAACCCACGTAACAACAGTGGTAAGAACCTTCGTGTACAAACTAAATCACAAAACCGTAGCGTTCCACGTACAAGCAGTAATAGGAAAGCAAAATGACGGATAAACAATCTACAAAGAAAAAGGATAAGTAATATGTCTAAAGGTACATCTTGTAACTGTGGTGCATCTAACCCACCAGCACGTCCAACAAAAAAGTTTAGCTGTGGCGGTTACGTACACAAAGGTAAAAAATAATGTCAAAATTCTACGATAAATATAAGAAGGCGTTAGAAGCGCACGGCTACAAAGTAGATGAACACGGTTGTGTTTGGGATGCACGTGGCAATCAGGCTGCAGTAGAGGATCGCTTTGGTAACGTATATGCAAGCGATCCTAATGTTACTGAAATCTGTCGAGTAGAAGAAGCTAAACCTAAACCAAAGCCTAAACCACGCAAGGCTACAGATAAGGATTTGACTGAAAATGTCGCTTCTACAGACTGGTAAACCAGCACGTAAGAAATCTGTATGGGGCCATAATACTGGCACCACTACAGAGATCGTGTATACGTGTCCTGCTAACTGTGTGGCAGAGGTATCGTTTATCCACATACATAACTCTACAGGTAACACTAATATTACTGTAGAGTGGTATGTAGCAGCAGACTCCTATACTTCACACTTCTTAGAGGGTAAAAACCTTGGTGCAGCAGAGTACATACAGTTTCCAGATATAGAACTTGTGTTACAAGCTGGTGACAAAATTCAAGTTACACCTGATACTGCTGCACATCTTGATACTATTATAACTGTAACTGAAACCTTTGTCCCTGTAGGGTAACGGGTATGCATAAATAGGTACTACTGCCTGACATAATATAAAGTATAACTATCTCCGCACACAACAAAGGAGATCGTGATGCTTAAATTTCTAAAAGGTGTCTTAGAGGCAATCGAAATAGCGCAACAAAAACGTGCTGACTACTACATGCTAACTAAATTCACAGACCGCGAATTACATGACATTGGTATTGGTCGTAGCCAAATTCGTGACATTATTTACAACGACAAGTAAAAAGTGCTTGCATTTGTAATAGTTATACATAAAACTATATGCAAGCCCTAAAAACAAGGACAACTTTATGGCAAGAAATCTAACAGAAAACCAGCAAAAGTTTCTCGAAGTCTTGTTCGACGAAGCGGGTGGTGATGTTGTACTTGCCAAAAAGTTGGCTGGTTACAGCGATAACACACCTACTCGTGTAATCGTAGAGACATTAAAAGATGAAATTGCTGATGCTACACGTACATACTTTGCACGTATAGCACCTAAAGCTGCTATGTCTATGGTAGGCGCTCTATATGACCCTACCGAGTTAGGCATAAAAGAAAAGATGGCAGCAGCTAAAGATTTACTAGACCGTGCAGGACTGGGAAAGACAGAAAAGGTAGATGTCACATCAAGTGGTGGCGTATTCTACCTACCCCCAAAAGAGGGTACGAATGAGTAGACCCTTCCATATTGGGAGGGATCTAGGCTTTTGGGAATTACCAAAACCACACAAAGGCAAAGAACGGGAGTGGCACGTAATAGCTAGAGTAAGCAAGCACGTGCCATTTGGCTATAGGGTACATCCTGACGACGAAGATCTATTAGAGCCTATACCTGATGAACTAGAAGCATTAGAGCTTGCAAAGCAACATCTAAAGCAGTATAGTTTACGAGAAGTAGCGAATTGGCTAACAGCCCAGACAGGTCGCAGCATCTCACACGCAGGTTTAAAGCAGAGGATCGAAATTGAGCGAAGACGTAAAAAAACTGCTACAATTAAACGGAACCTCGCCAAGCGGCTCCAAAAGGCGCTATCCAAAATCGAGGAACTCGAAAAAAACAGGGTCGGGGCGTACTCCGAAAGCGAGTAAGGAAACAGTCACACCCCCAGTAGAGACTATTCCTGCACAGGTCGCCACAGCAGAGTTCGATGTCGAGGCTGCACAGGATGTCGTGTTCAAGCCAAACCCCGGCCCTCAGACGGACTTTTTGTCTGCATCAGAAAGAGAAGTACTTTATGGTGGGGCTGCAGGTGGCGGTAAGTCATATGCGATGTTAGCTGACCCTCTGCATGGCTTGAACGATCCTAACTTTAGTGGTCTACTTGTACGACATACTACAGAAGAGTTACGAGAACTTATTCAGAAAAGCCAAGAGTTATATCCAAAAGCTATACCTGGGATCAAGTGGTCTGAACGTAAGAGTCAATGGATTAGCCCAAAGGGTGGTAGGCTCTGGATGTCTTATCTTGATAAGGATATGGACGTTAACAGATACCAAGGTCAGGCGTTTAACTGGATTGGTTTTGACGAGCTTACACAATGGCCCACGCCTTATGCTTGGGATTACATGCGTTCTCGTCTACGTTCTGCTCATAGTGGCAAACTAGGTTTGTACATGAGGGCAACAACTAACCCTGGTGGTGCTGGTCACTCTTGGGTTAAAAAGATGTTTATTGATCCTGCACCTTCTGGAAAGGCATTCTGGGCTACTAATCTTGAAACTAACGAAACTATTACATATCCAAAGGGTCATAGCCGAGAGGGTCAACCTCTTTTCAAACGGCGATTTATCCCCGCTAGTCTCTTTGATAACCCTTATTTGAGCGATACTGGCGACTATGAAGCCATGCTTCTATCGCTACCAGAACACCAACGAAAACAGCTACTAGAGGGTAATTGGGATATTAATGAAGGAGCCGCTTTTCCTGAGTTTAACAGATCCATCCACGTCATTGATGCTTTTGACATTCCCGAAAACTGGACTAAGTTTAGAGCTTGCGACTACGGTTACGGATCTTACACGGGTGTTCTCTGGTTTGCTGTCGCACCAAATGAACAGCTTATTGTATACAGAGAGTTATATTGTTCTAAAGTTACAGCTTCTGATCTAGCTGATATGATCCTAGACGTAGAGAAGCATGACGGTGGAATGAGATACGGTGTGCTTGACTCTTCTTTATGGCACAACCGTGGCGACACGGGACCGTCGCTTGCAGAACAGATGAACATGAAAGGTTGCCGATGGCGTCCGTCTGACCGTTCTCGTGGCTCTCGTGTCGCAGGAAAAAACGAAATACATAGGCGTTTACAGGTAGATGAATTTACTAAAGAGCCACGTCTTGTATTTATGTCAAACCTAACAAACACTATAGCGCAAATACCTACTATACCTCTAGATAAGAAGAACCCAGAAGACGTAGATACAAACGCAGAAGATCACTTGTATGACGCTTTACGTTACGGGATTATGACAAGACCACGTAGTCACAGCATTTGGGATTACAATCCAGAAACTCAACGTACTGGCTTCCAAGCTAGTGACACAACATTCGGGTACTAAATATGGCAGAAAACGAAGAATTAAACTTTGACACCGACGAGGTTGTTGCAGCAGAAGATATGGATGATAAGATCTTTGCTCAAAAATCAAGTTTAATCACATTTGTACATGACCGCTTTAAGCGTTCTGAGGATTCTCGACGTTCAGATGAAGATCGTTGGATTAAAGCCTATCGTAACTATCGTGGTTTGTATGGATCAGATGTACAGTTTACTGATACTGAAAAGTCACGTGTCTTTGTTAAAGTTACTAAGACTAAAACACTAGCAGCGTATGGACAGATTGTAGACGTACTATTTGGCAATAATAAGTTCCCTCTATCTGTTGATCCATCTGTTCTTCCTGATGGCGTAGCAGAAGCGGTACATATTAACATTGACCCTATGGCTTCGCAAGCTGGTGATGCTTTAAAAGCTGTTACACAGCAGCAGCCATCACGCCCATACTTGATTGATGGTACTACAAAGCTAAATCCTGGTGAGACTATGAACGACTTGCGTAAGCGTTTAGGTCCACTAACTCAAAAGCTTGATGCTGTATCTGAGAAGGTTGTAGAGGGTGCTGGTACTACTCAAACCACAGTAACATTCCATCCAGCTATGGTAGCTGCTAAGAAGATGGAAAAGAAGATCCATGACCAGCTGCAAGAGTCTGGTGCTTCTGTACATCTACGCTCTATGGCATTTGAGATGGCTCTACTTGGCACAGGTGTCATGAAGGGTCCGTTTGCTGTAGATAAAGAATACCCTAACTGGAATGAAGATGGTGAGTATGATCCACTAATTAAAACTGTTCCAGAGTGTAATCACGTATCTGTTTGGAATTTCTATCCAGACCCAGAAGCTACATCTATGAATGATGCGGAGTATGTAGTAGAGCGTCATAAGATGTCACGCACACAGCTACGTGCATTAAAGAGCCGTCCATACTTTATGGAAGACGCTATCCAGTACGCTATTGATAAAGGCCCAGACTACATCCAGAAACATTGGGAAATGACTATGGATGATGACCAAACTACGCCTGACTCAGAGCGTTGGGAAGTATTAGAGTTCTGGGGTTTTGTAGACACAGATATGCTAGAGCAATATGGCGTTAAGATCCCTAAAGAGTTAAAAAAGCTAGACGAAGTAAACGCTAACGTATGGGTATGTAACGGTGAAGTAATCCGCATGGTACTTAACCCATTCAAACCTACACGTATTCCTTACTACGCAACACCTTACGAGCATAACCCATATAGCTTCTTTGGTGTAGGTATTGCAGAGAATATGGCAGACACGCAGACGCTAATGAATGGCTTTATGCGTATGGCTATTGATAACGCTGCACTATCTGGCAACTTGATTATCGAAGTAGACGAGACTAACTTAGTACCGGGACAAGACCTAAGTGTCTATCCAGGAAAGGTTTTTCGTCGTCAAGGTGGGGCACCAGGACAGGCCATCTTCGGCACCAAGTTCCCGAATGTTGCGCAAGAAAACATGCAATTATTTGATAAGGCAAGGGTTTTAGCTGATGAATCTACGGGATTTCCATCATTTGCCCACGGGCAGACTGGGGTATCTGGTGTGGGGCGTACTGCAAGCGGCATTAGTATGCTCATGTCTGCTGCTAACGGTAGCATTCGTACCGTTGTTAAAAACGTGGATGACTATCTTATTCGGCCTCTAGGTCGAGCATTCTTTGCATTTAACATGCAGTTTGACTTTGATGAAAACATTCGTGGTGACCTAGAGGTTAACGCTTCTGGTACAGAAAGCTTGATGGCTAACGAAGTACGTTCACAACGTCTAATGCAGTTTCTTCAAGTTGCACAGAATCCAGTACTTGCACCATTTGCAAAAATGGATTATATTATACGTGAGATTGCAAAGTCTATGGATTTGGACCCAGACAAGGTTACAAACTCTATGCAGGACGCAGCTATCCAAGCCGAAATCCTAAAAGGGTTCCAAGCACCACAACCTGCACCAGTAGGACCAGAAGGTGTACAAGCCCCACAAGGACAAGGACCACAAGCAGTAGCAGATACATCTGGCGGTGGTGGCTCACAAGTAGGCGTGGGTACAGCACCTACACCAGGTGAGCAAGGATTCACAGGTAATGTCGCTTAAACAATTAGTTAATACACCCGAAATCTGGAATGCATTCAACGAAGAGCTAGATGCTCTGATTGCACAACAACAACGCTCTATGGAACAGCAAAATGACCCTACAAGTATATATCGCTTACAGGGTCAGATAAACGCTTACCGCAATCTAAAATACTTGAGGGACAAAGTGAATGGTGGATCAAAGCCCTAGACCAAAGCCTCGCCCAAAGCTAAAGCTTTCTTATAATGACTTGATGAAAATTGAGCGTGTTGTAAATGCTGAAGCAAAGGGTGAAGGCGTAGAGGGACGTAATGCTGTACGTGGGGTTATTTTTAATCGCCTCATGTCAGATCGTTTTCCAAATACTGTAGACGAAGTGCTATCACCTAGTCAGTTTGAGCCTGTTCGCAAGTATGGGTCTATTGATAAGATTCCTGTAGAAGAAGATTCTTTAAATGCTCAGCTTACAGAGATGGCTGATTATATTCAGATAGGTGAAGATGCATCAAAGGGTAGCACATTCTTTCTAAACAAAGAGCTATCTAAAAAACGTGGCACAGACTTTGCTGGTGAAAACCCTATGGTTATTGGTAACCACACTTTTTATAAAGGCTACCAAGGTCAAGAACCTGTAACAGATGTAAACTTTTCACACGACATCGAACTAGACTATCAAGGTTATGATGGAGGTGGTATGGTATCCAAGTTTATGGATATGATTACTGCACCTATTAGTCGTGAATATCGTAAAGAAAAGCCTTTAAGCGTAAAAGCAGCAGATGAAGCGATAAGTTTAGCTACACCTATTGACTCTATTGCAGAGATAAAAGATGAGCTTGCGAAAGAAAATCCTGATTACCTAAAGATAGGTATGTTAGGTGGTATGGAAGCCGTTGGGTTACTTACTGCTGGTACGCCTAAAGCTGCTCTGTCTATGGTTCGTAAGGGTGCTAACATGGCACGTCAAACGGACAATGTTGTAGACGTAGCAAGCAACATACCTCAAGTACCTAAATATGAAGGCGTAAGTACAGGCGTTCCTAAAGTTAAAATGAATGAAGATGCTATTGCTAGTGTTGCAGATAATACTGTAACACAGTCTGCAGTAGATCTTATGAACAAAGCACCTTTTGGTGAAGGGTTCAATGCAGAGTTACAAAGAGTTGCTAGAGAAAACGGCATTATAGCAGGACCAAATACAGGTATTGACCCTATGCAGGTTTATGCAGAGTTAGCTGATCGTGTAAAAAACCCTGACTTTAAGATTATGTCTAATTCTAGCATTAGTGATTTACCTACTGTACAAGCTTCTGGTCTAACAGATGAAGCCATTGATGCGTGGCGTGAAGCTAATGCTACAACTCCAGAGTTTCGTAAGGCTCTTAAAGGTAGAGAAGAAGGTCTTATGTCTTTAGCCGAAGGTGTTAAAGAGGGTCGTGTATTTAACACCACGTACTGGAAACGTGCAGATGAATTGCGTCCAATACGAAAAGTTACAGAAGTACCTAAACCAGCCAGTGTACAACAGACTGTTAGTGCGTTAGATAGTGGCAAGCGTAAGTCCCCTATTGTTGGCCTTAATTATGACATACCAGATGGCGATGTAATTACAGCACGTCTAGATATACCTGCATACGTTGACTATGATACATGGATTCCTACACTACGTCATGGCGGTAAGACTATGTATAAACCTGCATTACGTATGAAGAACGTTAAGTTCATTCAACCAGAAGGTCGTGAAGTAGGTATGGCTCTTGATGTAGCAGTTGGCCCACAGAGGTTAGAAGAAACATTTGGTCTTGCTAAAAAGAAAGCACAATCAAAAGGTAATAAAAGCCCATTTGCCGTTATGGAAGGTGAATATGTAAAGTCAACAGATGACGAAGCATATGAATACGCTAAGTCTGTATTTGATAGTGATGAGTGGGTACAGGCTGGGTATGACCCAACTAAAAGAGGTTTCTTTTATGATAGAGAGACAGGTGAGGCTATTCTTTCAGGAGATGAAGTAATTCAAGTTGGACATCTTGTACTTGTAAAGAATGCGAAAAAGGTAAACCCAGAGGCTTTTGGATATAGTGAAGGTGGTATGGCTATGAATGAACAAATGGACGCAGTATTTAAGTCTAGCCGTACTGGTTACGCTGAAGGCGGTGAAGTAGGTGAAGCACCAGATACTACTATCGGTGTAGATCCTGTATCAGGCAATGAAATCCCTATGGGTGCAAGACCAGAAGAAGTACGTGACGACATCCCAGCGCAGTTGAGCGAAGGTGAATATGTTGTTCCTGCAGATGTTGTACGCTTCTATGGTGTACGTTTCTTCGAGGAATTGCGTACTGGTGCTAAACAAGGTTATGCAGATATGGACCAGAATGGTCGTATTGGTGGTGAGCCTGTTGAGCCAGAGGGTATGGAGATGATCGAACCAGAGGATGACCTTCCGTTTGACATCTCAGAGCTACAGATGGTTGATGACGATGAGGAGATGCCTGTAGGTGCAGCCGAGGGTGGTTACTTTGATCGTGCTATCAATCGTGAAAAGCCCATCAATAACTTTGAGAAGTTACTACAATTCTTGTTCAAAGACAAAGATGAATACGGCGAAACACCTATTGACCGCTATAAAGAGCAAATGGGTGAAGATGATGATATGGGCTTCTTTGAAAGCATGATGGGCAATCCTATTGAGCGTGGTGAGCGTAAGTGGGGCAAACAAGGATATGTTGGTGGCGGTGATGTTACTCCTGTCCCTATGAACCCACTAGATCCTACAGGTAGTACTTCTGCTTTCGAGATCAAAGAATATGTAAATGATGCTGGTGAGGTTATGTACATTCAATTCTCGAATGGACAACCAATGACGTTTATTCCACAAGGGTTCAAACCTAAAGGCAGCGCAGCAGAGCAAGCAGCTACAGGTGAAGGCGTAGCAGCAGAAACAGCACCAACAACAACAGATAATAATAATTACGATTTATCTACAGAGATGGGTAAAGTAGACGCAGCCTTTACTGATGGTGCATCTGCTAAAGACTGGACCAAAGCAACAGCAGATGAATTTGCTTCTGCTAGAAAAGCTCTAGGCATAATGGGTACAGGTGGTCAAGCTGCAGGTTTTCTTATGGGTGGTCCTCTTGGATTGGCTGCTAGTCTTGGTGGTACAAGCCAAGCACGTGTAAAAGCCTATGACATGATTGATGGTATTGCTTATCAGCTAGAGACATTAAGCCAAGATCCTGTAGCAAATAAAGCAAAGATTGATGCTCTTAATTCACAGAAGAAAGAGCTACAGAAGATTGTCTCTACTGGTGATGACGGTAAAGCAAAAACCCTTCTTGGTAGCACAGGTATCTACGGTGGACAGACAAGCCTATATGAGCGTCTATCTGATACTGGTGGCGGCGGCTACGACGAGTCTGGTAACCCTAAAGGCGACGGTAAAGTATCTTTTGCTGATACATGGCTTGGTGACTTAATTGGTGCAGATGGTAGGATTGGTGTACAAGGCGAAGGTCTTTCAGCTTCACTAGGTGGTGCAAGACGTTCTGGTTCTGGTGCAGAATATGAAGGCGATAAAACCAGAGCAGAAGCACGTATGCAGCAACGTGAAGCTACCCCATATGAAAGAGCTATGTCAGAAGCAGCTAAAGCACCTGCTGGATCTAAAGAGCAAAAAGCAGCCTATGGAAAAGCATCAGCTGAAGCTGTAAAATCTTGGCAAGCAGCTACAAACGCTGTTGACGCAGCACGGGCTTCGGGAAATGATGCAGCAATGCATGAAGCTATCCGAGCACAATCAGATGCAAGTAGAGCAGCAACACAAGCTAAACAAAAAGAAACAGGTAAAACAGGTTTCTGGGGGTAAGTTAAAACTAACTCCGATTCTATATAACAATAAGGCTACCCAGCTTCGGCTGGCCCCAACATAAGGAGAAAAACATGTCGGAAGCCCAACAAGTTGATATCAAGAAAGAGATTATCAGCGCAGCACCCCATCAACGTAATGCAGCACGTATTGCTAAAGATGAAGCAGAACTAGAAGCACTCAAAAAGTTAATGCGTGGCGAAGTCGATGAAACAGAAGAAGAAACCGACGATAGTGAATCCGATAGCGAAAGAGCTACGGACACCAAAGTACAGAATGAGAGTGCTTCAAAACAAAAAGTTGAAGCAGAGTCTGAGAGTGAAGCACAAGAAGATGATGCAGGACTAACAGCAGAAGAAAAAACTTTCAAGCAGCGCTATGGTGATTTACGTCGCCACATGCAAGAGAAAGAAAAAGAGACTTTAGCTAAACTAGAGAAACTACAGCAGCAGCTAGATTCAGCCACAAAGAATGAGCTTGTACTACCAAAGTCTGAACAAGAGATTGATGCGTGGGCAAAGCAATATCCTGATGTAGCTGGTATTATTGAAGCTATTGCTGATAAGAAAGCTAAAGAACGTGCATCTGAGCTAGATGGTCGCTTAAAAGAGATTGAAGCGATGCGTACTCAGGCACGTAAAGAAAAAGCAGAAGCAGAGCTATACAGCTTACACCCTGACTTTGCTGAGCTTCGTGCAGATGATGCATTCCATGCTTGGGCTAAAGAACAGCCTAAAGTGGTACAAGATGCATTATATGATAATGTAGATGATGTTAAGTCTGTAGCACGTGTACTAGATCTTTATAAAGCCGATAATGGTATTAAGACAAAACGTGTATCCACAGAAGACAAGAATGCAGCTTCGTCAGTAAAGGCTCGTAAAGCTGCACCTATTGATCCAAATGACTCTTCACGTTACTTGAGCGAATCACAGGTAGCTAAGATGTCTATTAAAGAATATGAGCGTCGTGCAGAAGAAATTATGGAAGCGCAGCGTTCAGGCAAGTTTATTTATGATATGTCAAAAAGATAGTTGACAAAGCTTACATCATAAGTAAAACTATAGCATATACACCATAATAGTGTGTATGCTTTTCACAAAGCACTAGCCACACAAAGAACTACCTCAAAATATAGGCCCAGCGCAGATAGGACGGCCATCCTTGAAGCATAGCTGACTACCCTAATATGACGAGCCTCTTTAGTGGATATCGTGTTAATCGTAAACGCCATATCTATAAGGAGAATTAACTATGGCTATTACTTCCGCATCTGGTGGTTTCACAGGCAACTGGTCACCAATCATTTACTCAAAACAAGCACAGATCGCTCTTCGTAAAGCGGCTGTAACTAACGCAATCACCAACAACTCTTACTTTGGTGAGATTGCAAACCAAGGCGACGTTGTACGCATCCAAAAAGAGCCAGACGTAACTGTTAACGCTCTTGAGCGCCACACAGCTATCTCAGTAGAGAAACTAGCAGACGAAGATTTCTCTTTGACAATCGACAAAGCTAACTACTTCGCGTTCAAAATGGACGACATCGAAGACCAGTTTGCAAACGTTGATTACGTAGCATTGGCAGCAGACCGTGCAGCTTACAAAATGGCTGACGCAATGGACGCAGACGTTTTGTCTTACTTGTCTGGTTACACAACTGCAGGTGCAGCTATCACATCAGTTTCTGGTACAGCACAACACCCAACAGCAGGTAACCTAACTGGTGAATGGCTAACAGCTAACCACCTAGACGCATCTGACTTCGGTAGCCTATCTGGTGCCGCATCAGGTAACGTCATCCCACTAGCACCACGTCTTCCAGGCGCGACTGCTTTGTCAACATCTACTGTTTCTCCTTTGACTGTCGTAGCACGTATGGCTCGTCAAATGGACGTTGCAAACGTTGACTCACGTGGACGTTGGTTGGTCGTTGACCCAGTATTCGTTGAAATGCTGAAAGACGAAGATTCACGTATGTTGAATGCTGACTTTGGTGGTTCTGGCTTGATGAACGGCTTGGTGTTGAACAACTTGCACGGCTTCCGTGTATACGTTTCAAACAACTTGCCAGCAGAAGGCACAGGCGCAGGAACATCTGGCGCAACATTGCGTTCAGACAACTACGGCGTTATCGTTGCAGGTCAAGACGAAGCAGTTGCATCAGCGGAGCAAATCAACAAAGTTGAGAACTACCGTGACCCTGACTCCTTCGCAGACATCGTTCGTGGTATGCACCTATATGGTCGCAAGATCCTGCGCCCAGAAGCGTTGGTATCCGCGATCTACAACGCAGCTTAGTACTATTACTTTGGGGCTGGCATTAGCTGGCCCCATTGTGCTTTTATAAACGAGGACATTCCCAATGGCAATCACTACGGCAATGTGCAACAGCTTCAAGCAAGAGCTTCTTGGGGGTGTTCACGATCTAGACACAGATACTTTGAAAGTAGCTTTGATTAAAGCTTCACCTTCTGGTACTTTTGACGCTGCTACAACTAACTACTCAGATTTGGGTGGAGATGAAGCAACAGGAACTAATTACACGGCAGGCGGTCAAGCTCTAGACAGCCCTGTTATTTCTCTATCAGGTGGTACTGCATTTGTTGACTTTGCAGATGAAGTATTTACAAACTTGACTATTTCTGCAGATGGTGCAATTATTTATAATGCATCGCAAGGTGACGCAGCAGTGGCTGTGTTTGACTTTGGTGCAACAGTAACATCAACCTCTGGTGACTTTACTATTGTATTCCCAACAGCAGATGCGTCTAACGCAGTTATTCGTATTTCTTAATACTAGGTTTGCACAATGGCATTAATTATTAAAGACCGTATCAAAGAGTCTTCTACTTTTACTGGTACAGGTGATATAGCATTAGGTGGTTCTACAGCAACGTTTAGCACGTTTGCTTCAGTTATGACCACTAATGACACAACATATTACGCCATTGTGCATACTTCTTCTGGTGTTGACGAGTGGGAAGTTGGACTAGGTACATTTAACGCATCTGGTGATCTAGAGCGTACAACTGTTTTATCTGGATCTAGTGGTACTTCTGCTGTTAACTTTAGTAGCGGCATTAAAGCTGTCTTTATGACATACCCTGCAGATAAAGCTGTATTCTCAGGTAGTGACGCTTCTTTTGCTAACATCACAGTAACAGGCACTGTCGATGGTCGTGATGTAGCCACAGACGGTACTAAGCTTGATGGTGTTGAAGCAGGTGCAGATGTAACAGATGCAACCAATGTAGCTGCTGCTGGTGCTTTAATGACTTCAGGTGGCACTATGACAGGTGCGCTTGTTCTTAACTCTGACCCTACTGCCGCACTAGGAGCCGCCACAAAGCAGTATGTAGATACTATTGCTGCTGCAGGTATTCACTACCACACACCTGTACGTGTTGAGTCACCAACAGCATTAACTGTTACGTATGACAACGGTACAGCAGGTGTAGGTGCTACTCTTACTAATGCAGGTACGCAGGAAGCTATTACTATTGACGGTGTAGCTCTCAGTTTAAATGATCGTGTTCTTGTCTATACACAGACTGATGCTACACAGAACGGTGTTTATACAGTCACTACTGTTGGTGACGGTTCTACTAACTGGGTACTTACACGTGCCACAGATGCTGACAGCTATAGTCCATCAGATAAAGATGCGCTAGGCGAGGGTGACGCATACTTCGTTAAAGAAGGTAATACAGGTGCGGGTGAACTATATGTGATGAACACCAGTGGTACTATTACCTTTGGTACTACAAACATAACCTTTGAGCAGATTGCTGAGACAGCCGTATACAGCGCAGGAGATAGCCTAACACTTACAGGTACTGTCTTCGATACAGTACAGGATATCCGCACTACAGCAAGCCCTACATTTGCTTCTGTAACTGCTGATCTTACAGGTAATGTAACTGGTAACGTGACAGGCTCTTCTGGTTCTACTACAGGTAACGCAGCCACAGCCACAGCCTTAGCCACAGCACGTACTATTCAGCTTTCTGGTGATGTAACAGGTAGTGTTAGCTTTGATGGTACAGGTGACGTTAACATTACTGCTGCTGTTGTAGACGACTCACACGCACATGTTATCTCTAACGTAGATGGACTACAGGCTGCACTAGATGCTAAAACAGACCAGACACGTATTCTTACTGCTGGTAATGGCTTTGCTGCTGGTAGCGGTGGTGACCTAACAGCTAACCGTACCTTTACTATTGGTGGTGGTACAGGTGTTACTATTAACGCTAATGATGTTGCTATTGGTCAAGATGTTGCTACTACAGCCACACCTACTTTTGCTGGTATGACTACCACAGGTGACATCTCATTCGGCGACAACGACAAAGCCATCTTTGGTGCTGGGTCTGATTTGCAGATTTTTCATGATGGTACTCACACCTACATAGATGAAACCAATCCAACAGGGTATTTGTTTATACGAGGGGCAAACACTCAGTTACTCAGTCCATCCAATGACATATATTTGGAGTGTAATAATGATGGCGCTGTTGATTTGTACTACGACAACAGCAAAAAACTCGCCACCACCAGCACAGGCGTAGACATCACGGGTACTTTGACCAGCGATGGGCTGACTGTGGAAGCTGCAAACGGTCTAGTGCTAGACACAAGCGGAGCAACTGAGGCATCTTGGACGCATAACCCAGTCAATGGTGAGAGTACAATTAGTGTGGGCCGCAGCGCTGGCTGGGGTGGCGACTTAAACATTAACACAGACACGCTTCGCCGTATGCGCATTCAAAACAACGGCTCTATCAGCTTCTACGAGGACACAGGCACCACGCCAAAGTTCTTCTGGGATGCGAGTGCTGAGTCGTTGGGCATTGGGACAAGCAGCCCTGCAACAGCCCTTGACGTAGTTGGCACAATCACCAGCGATGGGCTGACAGTTAATGGCATAACATATCCATCATCAGATGGCTCTAACGGTCAAGTTCTAACTACAGATGGTTCTGGCACATTATCGTTTCAAGATGGAGGCGGCGGTGCAGGCGCCGATGCCGCAACACTTGATGGGTTAGATTCTAGCCAGTTCTTGCGTAGTGATGTTGACGGCACATTGGCAGGGGTGCTTACTATCGACGGCGGGTTAGAGGGTGTTTCGATATCCAGTCCTATAGTTCTCAATAACCCTAATCTCAATAGTACAAGTAGTGGTGATTACTTTGGTGAAAATGTTTCAATAGACGGCAACTATGCGATTGTTGGTGTAAGGGGTGAAGATGAGCCTAGCAACTCTGGTTCAGGTAAAGCGTATATTTACAATGTTACAACGGGTGCCCTAGTTCACACTCTACATAACCCTAATGCTTATAATACAAGTGCTGGTGATGCCTTTGGTTACTCAGTTGGAATATCAGGTAACTATGCGATTGTTGGTGCGGCTAGTGAAGATGATGCTAGTGGTAGCGGTGTAGGTATAGCATATATCTTCGATGTAACTACAGGATTACTAGTTCACACTCTATATAACCCTAATGCCTATGGTACACCTGTTTATGATAGCTTTGGCGACATGGTCGCAATAGACGGCAACTATGCTATTGTAGCTGTAGCTTATGAAGATGATGCTGGAGGTAGTGCCTCTGGTATAGCATATATCTTTGATGTTACTACAGGTGCATTAGTTTACACTCTAAATAACCCTAATGCTTATGATACCAGTGCCAATGATAGATTTGGTAGTTCAGTTGCAATATCGGGCAACTATACGATTGTTGCTGCAAGGGGTGAAGATGATGCTGGTGGAACTAACTCAGGCAAAGCATATATCTTCGATTTAACTACAGGATTATTAGTTCATACACTAGATAACCCTAATCCTTTTGATATTTCAAAAAGTGATGGCTTTGGTAACGCAGTTGCAATAGACGGCAACTATGCTATTATTAGTGCTGATGGTGAAGATGAGACAGGTTTCACTAACTCAGGTAAAGCGTATATTTACAATGTTACAACGGGTGCCCTACTTCACACGTTGGATAACCCCAATGCTTATGGTACTCCACAAAGTGATTACTTTGGTGATTCAGTTGCAATATACGGCAACTATGCTCTGGTTGGTTGTACTGGTGAAGACGATGCTGGCGGCAATAGCTCTGGTAAGACATATGTCTTTGATGTTACTACTGGTGCATTGCTTCTCACATTAGATAACCCCAATGCCGTTGGAGTAAGTGGTAGTGATTACTTTGGTCAATCAGTTGCAATTTCGGGTACAAAGATTATTGTTGGCGCATATTGGGAATATGACGATGCTGGTATTAAATCA